CTTGATGAAGCAGATGACCTTCCATTTTAAAAACACGAAAGAATGTGGTCAATAAATGATATATTTCAAAGACCTATAAGAGAAGTTGAAAATACAGAAAAAAAACACGAAAGAATGAAATCAGAAGAATTGAAAGACTTGAATTCAAATGTGAAACAAATGATTCAATCACACATTGACAAAACACAAATCACATTGACCGAATTTGCACGAAATGCAAAGATTCATCAGTCACATCTTTGGGAGTTTATGAATACCAAAGACAAGAAGAAAGGAATGCATTCCAGCACACTTGAAAAAATTGGTGAATTCTTGAATCAAAAATAAAAGAAAAAAGGTGCATGATTAAAAGTGCATCTTTTTTTATCTTTTACGTTATAAGTAAAAAAATAAAGTATATTTACAGAAACAAATTAAAAAACAGAAAATCATGACAACAAAAATCATTTCAGAATTCATTGACCTTTCAAAAAGATATTCTTTTTATGGTCAAAATCACAACTTTATGACTGGATTCACAATCCTTCCAATTGAAGGAACAAACATGGAAGTCAGGGTGTATTTTTCAGACCATACAAAAAAAACATGGTCAGTTTATTTTTCAATCTTGGATGATTATAAAAAAACAATTGAAATTGCTGACTATTCAAAGACAATGTCATTTGGTTATTTATTGACTTCAAAAGAAATCAAATTGATGGTTTCAGCAATGACACTTGAAATTGAAAAACTTGAATTGAAGGAAGTCATTCTTGATGAAGAAAATGAACAAATCAAGTCACAAATCAATGTCCTTCAAGGACAACTTGATGACCTTACAAAATCACTGAAATCATGAAAATTAGAAACTGGACACTGGAAATCGAACACTTTCAAAATGATGAAGGATTCGGAACAATCAAATTTAAAGGAAAGACAGATTTGTTGTTCCAATTTGATTTTGACATCAACAAAAGGTCACATGATGGAAATGGAAGATTCGATGACATCGATGTCACATTGCATTCATTCGAATTTGATGACACCAGAACAGATAAAGTGGACATCAATGAAAGGAATACCAATCTTCTTTGCAATCTGATTGCAGAAGTCATCAATGATGATGTCACTGCATTCGGTTTTGACTTTGATGACCATGATGAACTTCTTTTCGATGAAGAACCGACAATCTGGTCAACAATGTATGCTGGTTGTCCATCACGTGTTCTTGACCTTTGAAAATAAGTGACTAACTTTGAAAAAAAAGACAATGGAAAAAGCAGAAAACACAAAGAAGAACATCATGAAAATCGGTTTTTTTTTCCCAGATGATGAATTTGTCATGGTAAATGGTGAAAAAAAGAGAATTGACAAGGAAAAAGAAATTGAACTTCCAGAAGATATGCAAGGATTCGTGATTGAAATTCCTTATATTGAAGACTAAAAAACAGAAAAAATGATGGAAAAACACCAATTTAAAAACTACATTGAAGATTTCATTGTCTTCATTGGTTCAAATGAAACAGATTTGTTCAGATATTTCAATGTGACTGAAATTCAAGAATACAATTTTGATGATGCAAACACATCAGTGAAAAATGGAATCATTTACATCAAATGGATTTGTGGCTATTCACCGATAAATGGAAAACCATTCATTTTCCTGAATCAAAAGATGATGAATGAACTTCCAATGTGGAAAACTGCATCAAAAATCACACAATGCACAAACACATTGTCATTCCTTCTTCACAATGACACAAAAGATGCTGAAATTTATGCAAATGAAATCATGGAAAGACTTAATTTTCCGCAAATATACTTCATGTATCAACAAAATGAACAAAAAAACAAATTGCAGTCACAATAATATTCACCAGATGGTCAAAATGATGTCATTCATTACATCTGAAACATAAAAAATCAAAAATGATGTATTCGGTTCACATTGATGACAAACATGTCGCAAATCAAAGATAAATGAAAACAATCAGATGCAAAATTGAATTTGAAAATGGATTTCCAACTGAAAGAACAATCAAATGTCTGCTTTCAGGTTATGGAATTGACTTCGATGCAATCACATTCAGTGATGAATTCGGTCATTCCAATAAATGTGAAATACTATGGAAGGAAAACGCAATCAAACAAAATATGTCAACATTCAGAAAATTTCTTGAATTCAATGACATTCCAGTGAAGAAATTCAAGTTTGATGGTCAAATTCATTCAATCACTTTCAAACAAAAAGATTTTGTAACTTTGCAATGATTGATTGTTTTGAAATGGTGGTGCATCTTTCGATTTTCTGTTTTGGTTTGGATGCATCATCATTTTTTTAACTTAAAAACAAAAACATGAACAAAAAAGAAATTTTCAAATTTATCATCGGTGTAATTTTAACACCAATACTTCTTGCATTGTACTTCATTGACCGACAACTTTTGGTCATTTTACCACATTTGCAATTATTAACCATCAGAAAGTGGTTCGACAATGTCAACAACATCATTCAATCATCAGTCAGAATTGTTGCGGTCACTGCAATTGTTATTCTGGTGAAGTTCATCATCTGGATGTTCTAATGGAAGAAAATGAAGAATATTCATTCGATTCGTCCATCAATAATCTTGAAGGTATGTCACAACAATACGATTGTTGCATCATTGGTGAATCACAAGAAGGTCAAAACATCTATTCATGGAAGAAGATGATAAAAGTGGTGAAGTCATTTGGTCTTGATGAAATTGATGCAGAAGATTTCTTGTTCAGGACATCAATTTGTTTTCCAGATGACATAATCATCATGATGGACAACTGAAAACTGCATCAATAAATGATTAAAAACTAATCAAATGAATCAAAACAATATAGACAATTATAAAAGACAGATGATTGAAGCACTTCAAGAATCGAATGGTGTTGTCACAACTGCAATTCAATCTGTCAAAATGAATCGGTCAACATTCTATAAATGGATGAATGAAGATGAAGAATTCAAGAAGGAAGTTGATGACATACGTGAATCTGCACTTGATTATGTTGAATCGAAAATGTTTGAAAGAATCACAAATGGTTCAGATACCATGATAATCTTCTTTTTGAAGACACAAGGAAAGAAACGTGGCTACATTGAAAGGTCACAACTTGATGTGCAGAACACTTCACCTGACTTTTCTGGTCTTTCCACCGATGACATCATCAATCTTTTGAATGAAAATGACACAAAATCAATCGATTAAGTCGCAACAATTAAAGGAATTATTGAAGTTAGAATTGTGCAGAAGACAATTCTGGATGTTCTGTCTTCATTATGACAAAGAATTCTTCATTTCCAGACCTTTCTTGAAGGAAATTGCAGATGCATTTCAGGAAATCGAAGAAAGAACCATCACATCATTATCAGTCAGTTTACCACCACGTGCTGGAAAGAGTTACATCACATCATTGTTTTGTGCATGGACAATTGGAAGGAATCCAGACCAGTCAGTGATGCGAAATACATGTACTGCAACCCTCTTTTTAAAGTTCAGTTACGATGTCAGAACAATCGTGAAATCAGATAAATTCAAACAGATATTCACCGATGTGGTGTTGTCTGATGACAAATCAAATCTTCAAGGATGGAACACCAACAAGACAAAACAAGTTGCCTATTTTGGTGCTGGTGTTGGTGGAACAATCATCGGTTTTGGTGCATCAAATGTTGCAATCACTGATGACCTTTATCGTGGAATTGAAGATGCATTGTCAGACACCATCAATGACCGAATCAATTCATGGAAAGAATCAACACATGATTCAAGATTTGAACGTGGATGTGCAAGGATTGACATTGGAACACGATGGTCATTGAATGATGTCATTGGAAGAAATATCGAATCACATTCATATCAGAAGACCATCATGGTCAAAGCACTGGATGACAATGACCAATCATTTTGTGAAGCAGTCATGTCAACTGATGAATATCTGGACAAACGAAAAAAGACTGCAAATGAAATCTGGTGTGCAGAATATCAACAAGAACCAGTTGACATTGCTGGAAGGACATTCACTGACATCAAAACCATTGACAAGGATGAATTTGAAGCAATAAAATACCAGATTGAAGGATGCATCGGTTATGTCGATGTTGCAGATGCTGGAATCGATTACACTGCACTTGCAATTTGTGCAGTCATCAAGAATGATTTGTATATTGTTGATTATGTATTCAGTCGGGAAAATACTGATGTGACCATTCCATTGGTTGCACAAAAATTAAATGAATGGAATGTCAATTATTGTCGTGTTGAATCAAACAATGTCGGTGCAATGTTTGGAAGAAGTCTTCAAAAAGAAACAAAAACAAGAATTCTTCTGGTGCATAATTCAGTCAATAAGATGACCAGAATCATGATGCAATCTGCATTCATCCAGAATCGGTTCATCTTTGTCAAAACTGGTGACCAAAATCAAGAACTTTTCATTCAAAATCTTCTTTCATTTACCAAAGAAGGAAGGAATAAAAATGATGATGCACCAGATTGTTGTGCTGGTCTTTCAATTTTTGTGCAATCAATGTTCAAAAATCTTCACTAACTTTGTAAAAATCAAATCACAAAAATATGAATGTTAACTTTTTTGATGCATTTTTCGGTTTGGGAAATAGTTCAGACAATCGAATCATTGATGATATGAATCGAATCTTTCCATTTGTCAATCAAATTTGGGGTGTGAAGGAAGCAGTCTGGATTGACACAAATGACTGGTGGAAATTGTATCTGGAAATTCCTGAACTTCGAATGGTTATTGACAGAAGAGCATCAATGATGTCATCCAACAAACCACTTCTTGTTGATGCAGATGGAAATGAAGTCACCAATCACTGGTTCAATGATGTCCTGAACAAACCGAATCCAGTTCAATCATGGTCTGATTTGGTGTATTCCTTATCAGTTCAAGATGCATTGTATTCAAATTCGTTCATTTATGCACCAAAAAGGTCATTTGACATCAGAAATCTGTTTGTTCCTTTACCTTCCAACAAGATTCAAATCAATCTTTCAGGAAAGAAATTGAAGCAGATGGAACAAGAAGGTCTGATTGATTCTTTTGTGTTCCAATACGATGACAAAAACACTGAAACAATTTCATTTGATGATTTGATTTATCTGATGACCAATGATGGAATGAACATTGTTAAACCAGTTTCAAGAATGGAATCGTTGAAATATCCATTATCAAACATCAAAGCATCCTATCACAAACGAAATGTCCTTCTGGAAAATATTGGTGCAATTGGTATCTTGTCAACACAAAACAATGACATGGGTGGTGCAATTCCAATGACACCAGAAGAAAAGAAACAGATTCAAAAAGACTGGTTCAGAAGACAGAAGGATGAATTGATTATCACTGAAAGTCAAGTTGACTGGAAGCCAATGTCATTCCCTACAAAAGAACTGATGTTGTTTGAAGAATTGACTGCTGACAAGATTGCAATTATTGACACGTTTGGAATGTCCTTGAACATATTTTCAACTGAAAAAGGTGCAACATTCACCAATGTACGTGATTCAATCAGAATGACATATCAAGACACAATCATTCCAGAAACACAACAAATGTACGATGCAATCGGTCAACAAATTGGATTGACTGATGAAGGATTGAAACTGATTGCAGAATTTGACCATCTTCCAGTGATGCAAGATGATGAAGTTGCAGTTGCAACAACCATGAAATTGAAAGCAGAAACACTTGAAAAATTGTCTGTTCTTGGAATAGACATGACATCAGATGAAATGAAGCAATTGCTTGGAATATAAAAAACACTAACTTTGTAAACATGAAAGAAAATCAACTTTATTCAACAAAACAAGCATTCGAAGTCAAAGACATGGATGCTGGAAAACGTGAAGTTGCAATATATCTGTCAAAATTTGACATCATTGATTCAGATTCTGACATCATCAGAAAAGGTGCATTTACCAAATCAATCAATGAACATGGTGTGAATTCATCATCAAATAGAAAGATTGCATTTTTACGTCACCATGACTGGACAAAACAGATTGGAAAGTTCAATCAACTTGGTGAAGATGAAGTCGGTCTTTATGCAGTCGGTCAACTTGGAACATCATCAATTGGTGAAGATGCATGGAAAGATTATGAAGAAGGAATCATTCGTGAACATTCCATCGGTTTCAAGTACATTGCAGACAAAATGAAATGGATTGAAGATTCAACACTTCCATCTGGTGGTTTTTATGACATCAAAGAATTAATGTTGTGGGAAGGTTCAGCAGTGACATTTGGTTCGAATGAATTCACAAATGTTGTCGAAGTAATGAAGTCAGCAGAAAAGATTGATTTTGCAAAGAAATTGTCATCTGAAATTGACCTTCTTGTGAAATCATTGGTCAATGGAAAAGGAACTGATGACCGATTGTTTGAAATTGAAATGAAAATAAAGTATTTGAACCAACAACTGGTTTCACTTGCAGAAACTGAACCGATTGTGAAAGGTCATTCAGAAGAAATCAAGTCGATAATACCAGAATTTGATTGGTCATTTGTCGTGAATAGTTTAAAATAAGTATTAATTAAAAAAAACATCCTAAAAATGGAAAATTTAACACCAGAACAAGTTGTCGAAAAATTAAACAACTTGATTCAAGAAAAAATGACTTCGATGGTAACATCAGAAGAAGTGACTGCATTGAAAAGTGATGTTGATGGATTGAAAAGTCTTGAAACAAAAAGCAATGACATCGAAAAAGCAATTGCAAAGATGGAAGGAAAACTTGAAGCAATGTCTGAAAAAGCATTCCACAATGTTGCAAAACCACTTGGTTTCAGCGAACAAATCGTAAAATCAATTGAATTGAATCTTGAAGGATTGAAATCTGGAAAGAATATTGACCTTGAAGTGAAAGCAGACACAACAATTGCTGGTGACTACACTGGAACACGTGCATTGTCTGAACTTGACACTGATGTCAATCGTATTGCAAGACAAGTGAATTTGTTGCAAAATGCAGTGAATCGTGGAACAACGAATTCAATGTATGTGACATACATTCAACAAACTGCACAACCACAATCTGCATGGACTGGTGAAGCAGTTGCGAAGACTGAATACGAGGTGAAATATACAGAAGTTTCAAAGCAAGTGAAAAAAGTTGCTGGAATCGTGAAGGTTTCAAAAGAAATGTTGTCAGATTTATCATTTGTTCAAAATGAAATCAACACTGACCTTGTTCAAGGTGTTCTTTCTGCACTTGACAATTCAATTTTGAATGGTGCTGGTGGTACAGATTTGGAAGGAATTCTTTCTTTTGCACCATTATTTTCTGCTGGTACTTTTGCAAATACAATTCCAACTGCAAACATTCTTGATGTTATTCGTGTTGCAATGTCACAAATTGAAACTGCAAAATTCACACCAACACATGTTGTTTTACATCCAGTTGATGTTGCAAGAATGCAATTGACAAAAACAACATCTGGTGAATACACAACACCAATTTTTTACCCATCACAAAACAATGAAATGCGTGTTGCAAATCTGATTGTTGTTTCAACAACATACATGACTGCTGGAAATTTCTTGGTAGGTGACATGACAAAATCAAACTTACGTATACGTGAAAACGTGAATATTCAAGTTGGATATGTGAATGATGATTTCCAAAGAAACATGGTGTCAATCCTTGCAGAAGCACGTGCAGTTCATTATGTGAAATTGAATGATGTGAATGCATTTGTTCGTGGAACAATTGCAACTGCAATCACTGCACTTGACCCTGCAATCTAATGGTTTTCAATCATTTAGAAAATGATATAAATTAAAAAAGCATCACAATGAAGACACCAAAAAGACCAAAAAAACCGATTGACATCAGTATTGACACCAAAAATGTTGACATTGAATTCCATCGTGATTCAGAAGGAAATGTCAAAATAGATGTTGACACCAAAAAAGTTGATGCACACTTCACAAAAGATGAAGGTGGTCTGAAATTGGACATCGAAATTGATGATTTGAAAGAATACGAATTTGAATCATTTGGAAATAAACACATGCCAAAAGGAACAATCTGGAAGATTTCTGGTGAAATGCTGAAAATTTTCTTGAAAAAGGGACTTGGAAAACTTATAAAAAAATAGAAAGATGTTTTTAACACCACAAGATTTCACTGGAAAATATGAATTGCACACTGGTATTTATGACCAGCAAAAATTGCAAGACTACATCAACAAATATGAAAAAAGATATTTGATTGAATTGTTTGGTGCAACACTTTTTGATGATTTCATTGCTGACCTTGATGTCAACAATGCACCAGAATCACCGAATTTCATTCAGATATTCGATGAATTCCATCAGAATGTGAATTTGTACCATTTATTGATTTCAGAAGGTATTCTTGAAATGTTGAAAGGATTCATTTATTTTGAGTATTCGAAAGACCAGATGAACCAACAAACACCATTTGGAAATGTTGCACAATTATCAGAAAATTCAAAGAAGGTCACCACATTAAATTCAATGATTTTCACACGTTACAATGAAGCAGTGAAGACATACAATGCAATTCGGTCATTCATTATTTTGAATTCGACATTGCATTTTGGTCAAGTTGTTCAAATATCACAAACAACACATGGTTCTGGTTATTTAACTGGAAACAATGTTCAGGTGAATCAAATTGGAATGACAACTGAAATGACATTGACTTCAATTGGAACTGGATATGTGAATGCATTGAATGTTCCAACACTTGGTGGAAATGGAATCGGTTTGACTTTAAACATCATTCAAGATGGTTCTGGTGGAATCGATTCTTTCACAATTGCAAGTGCTGGAAATGGATATGCAGTCGATGACATCATCACAATTGATGCTGGTGGTCAAGATGCAACACTTATTGTCACAAATGTCATCAATTCATCAGTCGGTTCAGACTTGACATGTGACATCATTGCACTTGGAATTGATGGTTGTGCTACTTTCACACCAGTAAGTGCTGGAACTGGATATGTTGATTCACAAAATGTGACAACAACTGGTGGTTCTGGAAGTGGTTTGGAAGTGGACATCATTCAAGATGGTTCTGGTGGTGTTTTGTCAATTACAATTGTTCAAACTGGTTTTGGATATGCAATCGGTGAAACAATTACAATCAATGGTGGGAATTTTGATGCAACATTTGACATTGACACTTTGACAAATGGTGAAATCACTTCGATTGAAATCAATGAAGATGGAATCGATTATCTTGTAAATGAACAATTCATCATCGATGGTGGTGACAACAATTGCATGATTGAAATCGTGAAAGTTGGTGCTGGTGACTTTCGAAAATTCAATGGAATTCAGAAACTTTTTGCGTATTGGATATGAATCAAGACCTTTCAAATATTATAAACCAGATTGTTCTGGACATCGACAACACAATTGTCGGAAAATTCGATATTGTGTTGAATCGGACAAATGTCTGCAAAACAAAATGGATTCGAAAAGGAAAAAAGGTCACTGATTCTTCTGGAAATGAATACATGGTCATTGATTTCGCAATTGATGAATGGATTGTTGCAACACCAATTGTTCAAACAAATCCACCACTGGAAGGAATTATTTCAATCGGTGAACCATATTTCATCACTGGAACAAAAATGTCTGCAAATCGTGAATGGACAATTGTCACAAATGATGTCACTGCAAAAACACCAATTGTGTGGTATTTGGATTTCATCAGATTCAAACAATTTGGAAGGGAATCAACAATTGAATTCGAATCAGAAATTCGAATCTTCTTCCTTGATGAAACAGATGTTCGAAATTACTACACAAAAGACCATCGTGACAATGTTGTCAGACCGATGACTGAACTGGTGAATGGTTTCATCGAATCGGTTCATGGAAATCGTGTTTTCAAACGTATTGAAGACTTCGAAATCTTAACTTTTTCAAGATTTGGTGTCGAAAAAGAAAATGGAATGTTTCAAAGCATTCTGGATGCTGACTTATCTGGTGTTGAATTACGTTTAACACTGGTGAAGTACAAAGAAAATTGTAAATGTTAGTCACCAATTTTGGTGCAAAGAAAAATTAAAACTAAAAAAATATGTCATTAGGATGTAATTGTGATTCAGGTTTGTCCAATACTGGAAGACCGAATTGTGTACCGATTCAATCGGTTACTTCGAAATTGATTCTTGTTCCTTTGAAAGCAATTGATGGAACTTTGAATTCGATTGATTTATCTGCACCAATTCCAGTTTGGGATGATTTGGTGAATGAATTGGATGCATCAAAAAGATGGTTTCCACTTCCAGCATTCGAAAATGTTGAACTTGCAAAAGCAGACACAACATTTGAAGAAGCAAATTCTGGAAGAATGGTGTACATTCGTCAAGGGAAAAGAAGTTTTTCTGGTGAATTATGGTCAGAAGATTCTTCACCAACATTGCTTGGAAAATTACAGAACAACCGATGTGTTGATTTTGGTGTTTTCATCGTGGATGTGAATGGAAATCTTGTCGGTTCAAAAGTGAATGGTTTCTTGTTCCCAATACCAGTGGACAATCCTTCATTTGACCCGAAATACATGTTCGCAACGGACACAACAACTTCAAAAATCATGGTGGCTTTTGACTTTGACAGATTGTTTGATGAGTCAACAATGTACATGGTGACACCGACAGAAGCTGGAATCAACTTCAATGATTTGGAAGGTCTTGTTGATGTGAATGCAATCAATTCAGTTGAAACATTGACTGACATCACTTTTGATGCAGTTCTTGATTATGGTACTGCATTTAACGCAATCAAATTTATTGGTGCAGTGACTGCTGACTTCCAATTGACAGATGCTGGTGGTATATTGTCACCAATTTCAGTTGTTGAAAATGTTGATGGAAATTACACATTGTCTTTTGCTTTTGTTGCCTTAACTGATTACACAATCACAATCATCAAGTCTGGTTTTACTGGTTCATACACTTGGACTGCTTAATTCTTAAAAAATGGCAAAGAAAAAACCAACACTGATGATTCCATTCAATGAACAAGGAATGAGAACATTCAAGGATGTCAGAAGTGCAGTGAAATACTTCACCGAAAATGGAAAAATTCCACAAAAACGAATTGTTGCATTGTTTCAATCAACATTCCAGATTGTTTCAGGAAAATATTCAGTGAATGTTTTGGAATTGCAAAAATCTGGTGACTTGAAAATGTTTTTATTAAAGACTTTCAAAGTAAAAAATGCACAATCATTTGAAAGAACGAATCGAGTTTTTGAAATGGAAATTGAAAAATGGAACAACAAATTCAAAGTTCCAGTCATTAGACAAGAAGTGACAGAAGTCATTGAATAACATGATTGAAGAATAAAATCAAACAAAAGGGAATGCAGAAATGTGTTCCCTTTTTTAGTAACTTTGTGAAATGGATTTGATGAAGACAGAACTTGGTGCAGTTTTGAATAAATTCCGAGCAATTCGGACACAAGATATTTGGCACAAAGTATTCATGGATAAGACATTGACAAAGATGATTCTTGAAATGATTCAACAAGACCAATTATTCAAAAAAGGAATTGATGAAGATGGTGACATCATTGGATTGTATTCTGAATGGACTGAAATGTTGAATCCAGAAAAAGAAGCTGGAACACCTTACACACTTTTTGACACTGGTGCATTTTACGATTCGATGAAAATTGTTGTGTTGAATGATTCATTTATAATTGAAGCACAACCAATCAAAATTGATGAAGATGGAAAAAAAACAGACCTTTTTGACCAATATGGTGAAGGTATTATCGGACTTACTGATGAAAACAAAGAAAAACTTGCAGTTGAAATCAAAAAAAGATTCATCGATGAAGTCAATAAGTTACTACAATAATATTGATGACCTTCCATTGAAGAATTGGATTCAATGCACAAGTGGTCAAATTCGATTTGTAAGGAAAGATTTGAAGCATGGAAATAACTTTTTGGATGAATTACACTTTGAAATGATTTTTGATTCTTATATCAAAGAATTTGGTCTTTCTGAAATGTACATCAAACTATTAAAAACAATGCACAAAAAAACACTTCTGGAACTTGATTTCGTATTGACCAGAAATCGGTTCAAATTAACAGAAGTTGAAATGCAAATTGCAAGACTGGAAAATTTGGTCAACAACAATAAAAATGGAATGACAATCGAACAAACACTGATTCATTTGTCTAAATGGATGAATCAATGGATTGATGCAAAAAAAATCACAACACGTGAATACTTTGACATGATGAAGGAATTCGAAAAAAGTTTAAAAACTGCAAAATAAAAAAAGATGAAGAAAATTGGAATTGATGATATATTCAAAGAATTAGACATTTTCAAGTCAGTTCGTGAAAGTGCTGAAAGCACAATCAAAACACTTGAACTGATGAATACTGAAGTCATTACAACTGCTGAAACATTGAAAAAATCAATCGGTGGTGCAAAGTTTGATTCATCAAAATCAATCAATGAACTGAACAAAGCACAAAATCAATCGAATAAATTGATGAAAGATGCAGTTCAGATTGAAACATTGAAATCCAAAGCAAACCAGCAGTTGACAAAATCAACACAAGAAATTGAAAAACTGGAAGCACTTCATGCAAAAAGACTTCAAGAAACAGCAAAAGCACAACAACAAGCATCAAAAGCAGATACTGAAAGCATTAAAACCAAACGTGAACAAGCAAAATTGACACGTGAATTGGAACGTGCAGAAGCACTTAAAAACAAAGAACTTGCAAAAGCAGAAGCACTTGCAAAAAAAGAAGCATCTGCTTATAGTCAACTTGTTGGAAAAACACGTGAATTGAAGAATGCATCAAAGGAACTTGCATCACAAATGATTGCATTGGAACTTGCTGGAAAGAAAAATTCTGATGAATATTCAAAACTTGCAACAAAATATGGTCAAGTAACAAAACAAGCCCAACTTGCAGATGCACAATTGAAGAAAATTGATTCATCAGTTGGTGACAATTTCAGAAATGTTGGAAATTACACTGGTGCAGTTGATAAATTGAAGAATGGTCTTGGTCAACTTGGTCTTGCTTTTGGAATCGGTTCAATCATTCAAACTGGTACAAAAGAATTAATTAATTTCAATCAACAAGTTGCAGATTTGCAAGCAATTACTGGTGCTGGTGGTGCAGACCTTGAATTTTATGCAGAACAAGCAAACAAACTTGGTGTGAATGTCGAAGGTGGTGCAAGTGCAGTTATTGAAGCATACAAACTTATCGGTTCTGCAAAACCTGAATTGTTGAACAATGCAAAAGCACTTGATGCAGTGACACAATCTGCAATCACATTGTCACAAGCATCTGGAATGACACTTCCAGAATCTGCAACTGCATTGACAGATGCAATGAATCAGTTTGGTGCAAGTGCAGAAGAAGCAGACAAATTTGTCAATGTTCTTGCAAATGGTGCAAAATTCGGTTCTGCTGAAATTCCACAAATTACAGAAGCACTTTTGAAATTTGGTGCAGTTGCAAAATCAACTGGAACATCAGTGGAAGAATCAACTGCAATGATTGAATTGCTTGGTGAAAAAGGATTAAAAGGTGCAGAAGCTGGAACTGCACTTCGAAATGTAATGTTGAAACTATCTGCACCAGATGCACTTCCAATTGAAGCACAAAAAAGATTGGAAGCACTTGGTATTTCACTTGAAGAATTATCGAATCCAGCATTGTCCATCACACAAAAGTTGGAAATGTTGAAACCATTGACAAAAGACACTGGTGCATTGATGAAGGTTTTTGGAACTGAAAATGCAACTGCATCACTTGCACTTCTTCAAAATACTGACCGAATCAAAGAATTGAATGGTCAGATGTACACACAAGGAACACATCTGGAACAAGCAAAGCAAAGAACAAACACACTTGGTCATGCATTGATGGAATTGAAGAATGGTTTTCTTGCTTTGTTTACAAATATTGGTTCTGGTAGTGGTGTCATGCAGACATTTATTGATGGTTTCAAATTTCTTGGTGCAAATCTTGGAACAATTATGTCAATTGTCTGGAAGGTTGTCAGAACGTGGTTAATTTACAAATCCACGATGAAAGCAATTGAAGTTCAACAATGGATGGCAAATGATGGATTCAAAAAACTTGGACAAACATTGTTGAAAAACATTCCAATGACACGTGCCTATAAACTTGAACAAATTCAACTTGCAAGGTCACAAAAAGCAGTTGGTGAAAGTGCAACTGCATCTGGAAATGCAATGAAAACTGCTGGAAATACAATGAAAGCAATTCCATTTGTTTTGATTATTTCATTATTAGTGGAACTTTATAACTGGTGGGCAAATGTTGCATCTGCAAGTGCAGAAGCAAGAAGGCAAGCAGACCTTTTCAAACAAGCACAAGAAAAAGGTGCAGAAACTGCATTGAAAGTTTCTGAAAGAACAAAAAAATCATACGATGAAGAAATAAGAAAATCAGAACTTGCATATCGGAAAAGAATTGCACTTGCAACAACAAGTATTGAAAAAACAAAACTTGAAAAAGAACTTGCAGAAGCAAACATCAAAATTCAAGACAAATATATCACACAAGCAAAAAAAGGTTTTGGACTTCAAAAAGCAAATTTGTGGGAACTTGAAAACTATAAAAAAGAATTCTTAAAATTGAAAGGAAAACTTGATGGTTCATTCGGTGGTTTATCAGTTGATGAAACAAAAAGATTTGATGTATTGCATGAAAATTTGTCCAGATTAGGTGTTGACATTGACCGATGGAATCCAGAAAAAACATTGACTGCATTAAACAAAGAAATTGCAAATACAAGTACATCAATGAATCAATATAATCTTGATGCAAAATCATTCAAGGATATAAACGATGAAGCACAAGTATCACTTCTGGAATCTGCACAAAATGCACAAGATTATTCGGTAAACATCAATAAGACATCAGAATCATTCAAAGGTGCAACTGATTCGGCAAAAGAATTCAGAACTTCATTGTCTGATGTCAATGATTACATTCAGGATTCAATCAATTTGATGCAAGAATTGGAAGAAATATATCAGAATCGTGCAATTGCTGACATGACAAAAGAAATTGATGCACTGATTGAAAAAGGGAAAGCACAAGCACAAAGTGGAAATGTTGTGATGGGTGTGACTTTAACAGAAGCAACTTCACCAGACCAACAAGAAGCAGTTGACAAAGCGAATCTGGAAGCATTGAATATTGCAAATACTGAATTGAATGCAAAAATTGAAGAAAGATTTGCACTTGAAGCAAAGAATCTTGAACAAAGAAAGCAGTTTGCAGTCAATCAGATGGTCATTGACAATGAAATTGCAAAAGAAGCAGAACTGAACAAGTTGATTTCAGAAAAACTTGAACTTCTTTCACAAGAAGGATTGACAAAAGAAGCAAAAGTAAAAATTGAAGAAGATTTTCAAACAAAAGTTGGACAATTAGACATTGAAAACGCACAACGTGATGAAGATTTGAGGATGAAAACACTTGTTCTTGATGAAAAACTTGTTGATGACCAGAAGAAACTTGAAGATGACAAAGTCAAAATGAAGACTGATTCAAATCAAAAGGTTCTGGAATCAAACAAAAATTACAATAAACTTGAAGCAGATGAAAAAGCAAAAGCAGATGAACTTGCAATAAAAAAGGAAGCAGAAAAGCAAAAAGCAATTCAAGAAATTGTGAAAGCAAGTGCAGACTATTTTGTGAAACAATCTGAAAAGAAAATTGCACAACTTGACAAGGAAATTGAAGGTGCAACAAAGACACAAACGATGTTGGAAGACCTTGCAAAAAATGGAAATATAACTGCACAACAATCACTTGCTGAAAATCAAAAAATCATCGATGATGCAAACAAGAAAAAAGAACAAGAACAAAAACGAATACAAAGAATAAAACTTGCAGAAACTGCATTGACAACGTATTCACAAAAAGTGGAAAATAATTCAAAGACACCACTTGCAGATACCATTCGTGACATTGCACTTTTGCAAACATTCATTGCAACTATTCCAGCATTCGAAGATGGAACTGAAAACACTGGAAAAAATGGTCAAGGTGTTGATGGAAAAGGTGGATTCCATGCAATCCTTCATCCGAATGAAAGAGTTGTTCCAAAGCATCTGAATCAACAAATTGGTTCAATGTCAAATGAACATCTTGCAAAACTTGCAACTGAATCAAGAACTGGAAGTTTGATGAAAGGTGACTTTCAATCTGCATCTGCACTTGACACTGCACTTCTGGCAAACAAGATTGACTTGTTAACTGAAACCATCAGAAACAAGCCAGAAACGAATATTGAACTTGGTGAAATCACACAATCAATGATGGAAATCGTGAAGACAACAAAAACTGGAAACACTAAAATTTTTAACAGATACAAAATCAAACCATGAAGCACTTCTTGAATGACATTGAAATTTCACCACGAAATAGGACTGACATTGGAATCGTTTCTGATTTCACTGGAAATCCAGAAGTGCTGAAATTAACAACTGACAACATAAAACTTCCACGTGAAGGAAATGAAATCATCAGAAATCACATTCAGTCACAAGGTCTTTTTGAAGGTGTTCCATACCGAATTGAACTTGATGGTGGTGTTATCCTGAATTATTATGTTGACCTTCTTGATTCATCCACTAAATTCAAGAATTTTGAATGTGAAATTGCATTGAAAAAAAGGAAAGGTGAAGATGATTTTTTTGACAAAGCATCTGGTGCAACATTTGAATGGATGTTGACACAAGGTGTTCAATACAATCTTGAATCAATTCCTTATGTTGTTGTCACTGAAAATCAAGTGGAACAAGCAATTTCACTTTTAATTTCACTTTATGTGATGGGAAAAGAATTGATTTCTGCTGGACAAGCAGTTGTTGATTCAATTTCAGAAACAATTCAAGCATGCACAATCAACACTGGTGTACCACCATCAGTTGACACTGGTGACATCATTGTTGCAGTTTTGAAAGCAATTGCAAGAATTGCATATTTTGCATTGATTCTTGCACTTGTGATTGACCTTGCAACACAACTTTTCCAGATGTTATTTCCACCGATTCGATATTTTTCAGGATGTAAATTCAAGGAATTAATGACAAAATCATGTGCAAAACTTGGTTTTTCATTTGAATCATCACTTTTGGATGATGAACCTAACTGGACAATTCTTCCAGTTCCACTTGTGAAAAATAGACAATCAATTTTTGACTACCAACCAGCATTTTTGAACAATGCATTCAACAAAGGTGTTCCATCTTCATCAGACACAACACCAACACTTCAATCATTTATTGAAGGAATGCAAACCATGTTCAATGGACAAATCAAAGTCAACAATGGTGTTGTTCGTTTTGAAAGACGTGATTGGTGGATGAATCAAACAACAAATCAATTGATTCCATCACTTTCACTTCAATCAGAACGTGATGATGAATTCCAATACAATACCGATGAAGTCTGGAAAAGATATTACATCCATTATCAGACAGATTTCACCGAATTTCATTCAGTTGATGGTGTACTTTATGACATCCACAATTGTGAATTTTCAACTGAACCAACATCATTTGTGAATGAAGACCTTGTTTCAATAAAAGGATTGCAAGATGTAAACATTCCTTTTGCACTTGGTGCAAGAAAAGAAAAGTTAAATTGGTTGGAAGACATTGTGAAAAATCTTGCAAAACTGATTGACAAAGTGACTGGAATTTTTGGTGGTGGAACAAATTATGAACAACAAATCGGTGACAGAAAAAATGTCTTGATGATTTCAAAACAATTCTTTGCGACAACAAAAGTATTGTGGACAATCAATGGAAGACAACCAATTTCATTCAAGGACAAAGTCAGTGCAATTGCATTGTGGAATCAATACCATTATATCAATCAGATTCAGGAAAATGATTGGATTGTCAAAAATAATGTTCGAATTCGAATGACATCACAAGATTTCGTAACTTTGCAAGACAACAATTTTGCAATCATTGATGGTTTGATGTCTGAAATTTTGAATTGTGAATGGATTGATGAAAAATCCTTCGCACAAATCACATACAAACAAAGAAATCAATATGCAACTGGACATGTATACACACTTCAAATCAATGCGTGATGATGAAAGAAAATGAAACTTTGAAAATGATTGATGGATTGACAAAAAATCTTGAAGGTCTTCTTGATTTCCAAAAAAATGCAATCAATCAAATTCCAAACGAACACATGAATTTGAAAATCAAAGCAACAAATGACATTGAATCATTGATGGATTTGGTCAAAAATGGTGACATGGAAAAAATAATTGAAATACAAAAAAGATATGCCGGTTCAGATAGTTTATAAGAATTTTGTTGATTCAGTTGGTACAAATAGCACATTTTACAGATGCAATGCTGGTGACAAAGTGAATTTAAGAATGGTTGTCAAATCAGTCATTCAAACATCAACTGCAACTGCTGGAACTTCATTTGTTTTGAATCCAATTGACCAGATTGTCACTGCATCTGGTTCAATTAATTTCTTAACAGAAGGATTCAGAAATGGTGACTATGTTCAGTTTACAAAATATTCACAATTTGGTGGTGTCATTTTGAGTTGGTTGTCCATTGTGACATTAGTGACTTCAAATGAATTGCAAGTAAGTTTTTTACCAGCTATTGCATGGGTTGACCCAACACTTGGTGAATTTATGCAAATCACATCACTTCACATTGGCTATGGTCAAAAAAGGGAATCATTAGTGATGGATTTGAATCATGTTGCAAATGGTTCTGCTGGAAGTAGTTTTTCCTTGATTGATGGTGAAACAACAAGATTCACTGCAAACTTGCAATCATTGACAACAACACCACAAACAATGGTTCAAGTTGGAAATCGTTCAGGACAATTTGATGCATTCGTTGAAATCAAAGATTACACATTCGGTTATTCTGGAATACTTCCAGCAAATTCAAATACATTATATTTTCAAATTGATGTCAAAATTATTCAGTCAGGAATTTATAACCAATCCAATTTTGATTTTTCCAATTGTTTGAAATTCATTTCAAATATGCGATTTCAAAGAATACTTGGTGAACCATCAAACAATTTCATTTGTTCATTGACTGATGATGCAGATACTGGATGGTTCAATGAAGCATACAACACTGGAATTCCACAAGCAACATTGATTCAAGGTGTTTCAGAACTTGCATTCGATTCACCGACAACATTTCAAGTGGTCATTGATTCATCTTCTTCATCATTTGGAATCGGTTCTTCGTATATTCCAGATAACGAACTATATTATAAAAGCAAAGCACAAAGCCAGTCTGAACTTGGAATGACAATTTCAACGAATGCACTTCCTTTGTTTACACCAATTTTTTCACCTTTGAATCCAGTTGGTGCTGGTTATTCAATGGAAATTATTTCCTTCACATCAGTTGGAACAATTTACACAATTGATGTGGTATTCACACCGAATGCAAATCTAAATTCATTTATTGATTCATGTGATGAAGGTGACAGATTGTTCCGAATTTGGTTCAAATTTGGGAATATCAATCTTCTTGTTTTTGATGGACAGATGATTTCAAATCCACCAATTGGTGGTGAATTAAAGATGAAAGTTTCAACTTTCCTTGACCATTCAGAAAATGTCACTGATTCATCTGACTTTGTTGCTGGTTATTCAGCAGACATTGAAGATGACCTTTCATACATTGGAAAATTCATCCTTCCATTGAATGACAATACCATTCAATCATTTACTGCACGAATTGAAGCATTGAATTCAGTCACTGGTGAATCATTCACTTTGCAAAATGCTTTCTTCAATATTGCATCAATTCCATTTGTTGGTGGAAAATACATTCTGAATCAGTCGCAACCGATTATCACAACACTTCCAAACACATCAGTAAAAAGAAATGCACTTTTGGTTCTTGATTCATCAGTTGATGAACCTTCATATTATGGTGTGAAAATTTATTTTCCTTTCCTTTACAGATGGGAATACTGGTTGCAACAATTGAATGCAGATGTCGATTTTTATCCTAATGACCAAACAAAAGACTGGTTTGAATACGGAAATCATCCAGATTGGAATTTGAATCTTCATCTTGAACTTGTGAAAGGTGGTCTTGCATACATTTTTGATGACATAATTGATTTGAAAAATTACGATGCAAATGACAACATCACATCAAACATTGAACTTTTTATCGATTCCACGAATCAAAATGTTGGAATCGTTACAGAAGGTCTTTTGATGCGTGTTGTTGGTACACATGAACTTGTTGATGGAACTGCATGGAATCAGTCTTCAATTTGGGGAATGTTAACCATTGAACCGAAAGAATCTGCACCACGATGGATTTGTTCCACGATTGTTCCGACAGATTTCAATTCATTGAATCCATTGTCACCACTTTCTGGTGCATTGTGTGACTTGACATTTCCAACACCAACAATTGCAAGAATGGAATGTTTTTTCAATCCAGATAAAATAAATCTTTCAAATGGTGTTAAATTCACAACAAAAATCAAAGGATGTTCAGAATTCAAACTTTCAGGAAAATTGAAATCTGATGGAACGGTGAAGATGAAGACTGATGGAACAATTAAACAAAAATCTTTAATATAAAAAAAAATGGCAAACGAAAAAATACACGAATATCTTGATGTTGCAACACTTTCTGATGTTCAATCACTTCCAGTGATGATTGATTGTGATGTTCAAACAGATTCTGGTTGGATTTCAAAACAATTAAGTGCAAATGTCATTGTTGACAGAACACTTGAAATGATTCCACAAATTATTGCTTCTTTCCACGATGAAACAACACAAGTTCACACATTGACTAATGTTGCAAAAGCAATGAATATAAGTCATGAAGACATTTCGAATGGAATAACAAGAATAAATGATTCATTTGGAAATCCAACAATTATTTTCATTCCATTTACTGGTGTTTATAATCTTCAATTTTCTGCACAAATTTATAGAACAAGTGGTGGTTCAAGTGAACAAGTTTCAATCTGGTTCAGAAAAAATGGTGTTGATATTCCAATGTCAAACACACACTTGAATGTTGTTGCAAATTCAAGATATTCAGTTGCATCTTGGAATATATTTGTCACTTGTGCATCTGGTGACGAAATTCAGTTGATGTGGTCAGTGACTGCACTTGGAATAACAATTCCATCAGTTGCACCAGACTTGACCGTTCCACATCCAGCAACACCATCATTGATTGTTACAGTTGATAAATTATAAATTATGTGTGATTGTGTCAGTATTACGTTCAGACTTCGTGATGAACTAACTTCTACAACGATTGAAATAAATGTTTCAGGTACATTTAATGGTGAAAACTATTATCAATGGAATTATTTAGGAATAGATTATTTTCTTTATTATAATCCAACGGGAGGTGGTGAATGGGAAGTTTCAGTTGGTGGTTTAGGGTCACCTCCAAATCCAATGGCAACTGCATGGAAAAATTCTTTACCACCATGTCCACCTTTAGGAAGTATGCCGGTATGGGGTCCAGGTGGTATATTTGACGAGTTTACTACATCTGATTGTGTTCCAGAACCACCAATTGAAGATTCATGTAATTGTGGAATTGACATTAAAATTGGGTATAATACAACAATAACAACTTTTGAACTTCAAATCACTGGAACTGAAAATGGAAGAAATTCTTATTCTTGGACTGGTGACATTGGTTATGGAATGGATAATTTTCATATAATTTGGGATGGAATACAATGGACATTCAAATCAGACCTTAATGGTATCCTTTCATATTTGAATTACGATTCGAATTGTCCTTTTAGTGATTCAAATCAATGGTATTCAATTTGGAAATATTTGAGAATAACGACAACTGCACTTGAATGTAAAAATTGTGGAATTGAAGAAAGAATTTATCGTGAATACGATGCAATAAAACTTCCAGAAAACTTTGAAGAACCAAATCGAGGACTGAAAGGTTGTTGTCAATGCGAATACTTGGTTTTTGCAAATGGTTCATCATCAACTTTTGAAAATGATGTGACATCTGCATGGATGAAACTTTCTGATTCTGCTGACATCATGACATTTATTCTGGAAGATTCCAATGGAAATCCAACAAATTATATTCCAATACCACAACCATTCATCAAAGAACCTTTTGCATTCTATTCAACAATTAAATGGAAAGATGTATTGAATACAGATGGTGAAGGATGCTACACATTGAAAATTAATTATGAAATCAGTGGTATTGTTGGTTTTGTAATTTGGGGAAAATTCAAATTGCAGAAATATTCAATTCAAAACACTTTGAAAACTGCACGTGTTCGTGCATTCTTCAATGCATATCATGAAGTCGAACAAATTGATTTCACTGATTCGAATGTTGAATCATCATTTCGTTTTTATGGTTTTATCGGAAATCGACAACCAAACACTGAAATTGACAATATAATTTATCAAAATCGTGAAATGAAAAGCGTGATTCGTGAAAATTTGAATCAATATGAAATCATCACTGAACCAGTTTATGAATGTTTCACCAGACCTTTGATTGAATTGTTCTTATTGTCAGAAAATGATTTGTTCATATCAGACTACAATGCACACAATCATTCATATCGAATTCAAGACCTTCCAGTCATTCTTGAAGAATCTGCACAATTGAATTATCTTCCTTTGTCAAGATATGCAATTTTGACTTGCAAAGTTGGTGACAAATACAAAAACAAAAGAACACACTTCTGAAAATAGTAACTAAATTTGTAAAAAAAATAAACGATGGAACAAAGAAAAATCAAACATTACGAATCGACAACACAAGGAAATTATATTTTCATCAATGAATTTCTTCTGGACATTGACACCAGAGAAAAACGATTAATTGAAATGACTGAAATTCAGATTTCAAATTCAAGAATTAATTCAATTGTGAATTTTTCAATGGTTCAAAGTGATGAACTTGAAAGAATTGGTTTATCGGTTATTTCCAACAATGTAAATGCATTCACTTTTCAGAAATATACAGAATTCGTGACACAAAAAGAACAACCAGTTCTTGATTCAGAAGGAAATGACACTGGTGAAACTACAACTGAACAAGTTATTGAATTGTTGAACAATCAATTCATTTGTGATGGTGTGGAAGGTTCATTTGATGATGTTTTGATTCCATTTTATTCTGAAAATACTGGTTTTTCATTAACAAAAACATTGAATAAAGTGCAGTAAAAGCATAATAATTGAAAGAAATGGAAAACTTTACAGATTTTATTGCAATGTCAATTGGTGTCATTGGTGCATTATTGAAAGGAATTAAGAAAAAATTCAATAAATCAACAATTTTCATTGGAATGTTAATTGCTGGCGTTTTGACGTATGCGACAACTGGACTGATTGAAATGTTTTTTATTAATCTTTCACAAAAGGTCATCATTTTGATTTCATTTTGTGTTGGATGGATAGCAAATGAACTGACTGAAAAACTGGATGAATTCGTGAATGATGTTTATGACATTGTGATTGAATGGATTCGAAGAAAATTCAATTCTAAAAAAGATAAACCATGAAAAAAACAATGATTTCAATTCTTTTCATTCTGATTGCATCTGCTGAACTTTATTCAGGAAATGACATGAATGGACAAGAACTTTCCAAAAGTCTTCCAGAAACGATAAAAACAACACAAAATGATGATTCATTGTTGTATTCAGATACGATTGTGAAACATGATGTGAAAGAAATTGATGGTCATCTGGTTATTCAGGACACAATTATCATTGAAAACATTCTTGAACGTGAAGTTTTTAAGTTCATTCAAGATGATTCACACAAATCAATTGAAAAAGTGATGGTCATTCTGGTCTTCACTTTTGTCATTTCAGCACTAATTTATAGAAAGAAAAAAAATGGTTAAAAATTACACTGATTCACAACTTCTGAACAAAGTCAAGTCACTTCCATCATTCCATGTTTTTCCAAAAGATTACTGGATTCTTGGTCTTCAATCACAAGAAGATTCATTCAATGTTTTTGATGATAAATTTTACATTTTCAAAGGTCAAGAATTCATCATGGTGACTTCTGGAACAACGAATGCTGGAAAGAATGGATTGATGAATTATGACACTTATAATTCAGAAGGTGTTGCCGTAATCAAGACAAACGAATTTTATTATAATGTTTGGAAATTTGGTCTTCATCGTGGAAAAATTGAAGCATTGAAACAAGTCAGACCATTTTTAATTTCACGTGATGGTGACAAAGACAAAAAGATTGAAGAAGGTCTTTCAATTCCAGTAATGTGTGGAATAAATTTTCATTCAAATACATACAATTTGAAAGCAACTGAAATCAAGGAAATCATCGGTGCATGGTCACTTGGTTGTCAAGTGGTGAATAACATGAAGAAATATCTTGAAATTATCGAACTTGTGAAAGCACAAAAAGTTGTTTCTTATTGCTTATTGAAGGAATTCTGAAAAAATAATTAAATTTTTTTTGATTCTGAAACCATTGAATTCATTCGGTTTTTTAAAAACCATGATGGTTTCTTTGGTTTTTTTTTCACCTTGTTGGTATCACGTATTAAAAAAAGGATATATTTGTGATGTCAATGGTGACAAGCAAAAACAGAAATTATGACAACAGAAACAACACAAACACTTGAAAATCAATCACTTAAAGTGAAAAACAACATGAAAATAACATTCAAAGTTTTCGCTTTAAAAGAAGAAGAAATCATCAGAAATGTGTTTTTGCACAATGAATTGATTCTTGACAAAGAACTTGCAGTGACAAGACACCATCAATGTGATTTTGACAATGAATTCGAAGCAATGGAATTCATTAACAATTCAACTTGTCATTTTGAACATGGTTTTGAAATTGTCAAAACTTTCAATAAATAATTTTTAATCAATCTAAAAACAGAAAATCATGAAGACTGGAACAACTTATGGAATCGGATTTGCAACAAAATTTTTCACATTGTGGAATGTTCAGAATGACTATGTTTATTCAGAAGTCAATGGTCAATATTCAGTCAGTGGAACAAAAACAACTTTCACATATTGTGGAAAGTTGTCCATCTGCAAAGACAAAGCAATTGAAAAAGTTCAAGCAAAAGGAATCAGTGAATTTTTCATTGATGAAAGTCTTCGTGGAACAAGAACATGGTCAACAACTGCAAAGAATTATTGTGAATTGAACAAATCAGAATGTTCTGTTTTTCAGTTTGGAAAATACGATGACCAAAAAATTTCTGAATGCACTGACATCAAATATTTGTTCTGGTATTTTTCAGAAACATCAAATCAATTTGCAAAACAAGTTCTTTTGAATTCTGGTGAATTTGGTGTTGTGAAACATGAAGATGGTTCAGAATCATTGTTTACAATTGAACAATGCAATGGTATTCATGCACGTGAATCAGTTATTCAAACAATCAAAAAAACCATGACACTTGAATTTGATTGTGTTCGAAATTTATCATCAAATGGAACATTGAGAATTGAAATTGATGGAAAATATATTACTGATGTAATTTTTCCACGTTTCACACAAATGTCATACAATGGATATTCGTATGCATTACCACGAAAAGAAAATAATCCAGCATCAACAAAAATCAAAGGAAGAACATTGAAATTGACCTTGAAAGAATTCAGTAAACAAGAACAAGAAAATCATGGTCATCAGTTTGAAGTTATTGACTTTGAAACAATTTAAAAATAATCATAAAATCGAAAAACAGAACAAAATGAATCCTTACAAATTCCAATTTTTAGACAAAAAAAATAATGTTATTGAAGAAAAAATAACATGGTGTACATCAAAACAAGATGCAGTTAAAATAGCAAATAATTATCTTGCTGAATGCAGACATAACGATGTAGTAAAAATCAAGAATTTCAAAGCATATTAATTAAACTCAAAAAACAGAACATCATGAAAACATTTGAATTCCATTGGTTTGAAATCAATTCATTGACCTTCAAAAGAACTGCACTAAACAAGACCATCATTCAAGCAGAAAGTCTTGCAGAAGCAAAAATCAAAGTTGACAAGCATTCATCAATCATCAAAAAAATCATTCAAAAATGAAAAATTCAAGAATCAAAACAGAAAAAATTGCAGTGGAAAATGTATTTATTGCATATCCACCAGACATCATGAAATGCATTCGATTCTGGAAGAACCAATCACTGAAAGAATGTGATGATAAAGGTGGTTCATTTAATGTCCAATTATATCTTGATTATCTTGAAATAAAATACATGTCATGAAGAAATATTTGAACAAAAAAAAGGAAATTATCATCAAGATTCAAATTGATGAACTTTCAGATATTTCATCAACAATGACCATGTTGTCACATCAATTGAAGAATGGAACACAATTCAATGAATTTCGAAATGGAAGTGCAGTTGTTTCTTATTCGATGGAATTCATGAATAAATCAGACTTCAAAGAAATTGAAATTGATGGTGTTTGGTTTCATGTCATCAAATCAAAAATGGAATAAAAAAGTATATTTGCAAAAACAATCAAAAAATCAATTATGAAAAAAACATCATTCATCCTTCACATGGATGCACTTTCGGTTCTTGATGAACTGACAAATGAACAATCAGGAATCCTATTCAAAGCAATTCATGACTTCAATTATGGAATTGAACCAGAACTTGATTTTGCAATGAAAATGTGTTTTCTTCCATTCAGAAATCAATTCAATCGTGACTTTGAAAAATATGAAGTAAAATGTGAAAAGAATCGTGAAAATGGAAAATTCGGTGGAAGACCAAAAAAGACAGAAACCGAAAAAACCGACATGGTTATTTCAAAACCCAAAGAAACCGAACCAAACCCAAATAACCACGATAGTGATAATGATAGTGATAATGATAATGATAATGATATAATTCTATTTGATATTTTTTGGAATGTCTATGGAAAGAAGATTGACAAATCGAAATGTTTCAAAGCATGGAAGAAGATTCCAAAAGCAAAAAGAACATTTATTCAGGAACAAGCAAGAAAATATGTTCAATCAACACCAGATGTAAAATTCAGAAAAAATCTTCTGACATGGTTCAATGGTGAATGCTGGAATGATGAAATTGCAGAAGTGAAGATTGTTTCAACGAAATACATTCCAACACTATGAAGTCAGTAATTGAACAAATTTTCGGTTTGATGATGCATCAATCCAAAGAAGATTGCATTGAAACATTTAATCGAATCGATGAAAGATTTTTGAAAACTGGATTTCAAAAAAGACTTCATCAAGTTATTGGTCAACTTATCAAGGAAAAAAAAGCAATTGACTTGTTGACAATCACAATGCAATTCAAGGAAAATGGATGGTTTGACCAGAAAGTGGTTGTCCAGATTTCACAATTGACTTCACAATCCTATTCATTGACAAGCACACTTCGATTGTCTTCAATGTTCGAACAATGCATTCAAGAACTTGTATTTGAACAAGCAATTTCCATCAGAAATCAGATTGATGTTCTTCTGGAATCAGAAAACTTGACACTGGTCAAATTCCATGAAATCATTCAATCTGGAAATGATGTGAAGTTTGAACAAAAGAAGCACAAATCAAATGTGGATGTGATTTTTGATGTTGTGAAAGACCATATTGATGCAAAACAAGGAATTGTTTGTGGAACTGAAATCGGTTATTCATTCCTGAATCAAGTTGTTCTTCTTGAACCAGTGGATGTGATGGTTGTTGGTGCAAGACCAGCAATGGGAAAAACTGCATTCGGTGTCAACACGATGGTGAAGATGGTCATGCAAGGAAAGAAAGTTGCATTCTTCGCACTTGAAATGACAAAAAAACAGATGGTCAGAAGAATTCTTGCAAATGTATCTGGTATTGATTCCAATAAAATAAAGTTTGGAAATTGCAATGAAGATGAAATGAATCGAATTTATAAAGTTCAAGAACTTGACATCTGGAACAATATTTTCATTTTCGAAGGTTCACATTCCATCAATGACATTGCATCTGAAATGAACAAATTGAAAAGGGAACACCAGATTGATTTGTTCTTTGTTGACTACATTCAAAAAATACAACCAAAATCATCACGTTCAAGATATGAAGTTGTGTCTGAAATAAGCAATGGATTGAAATTGATTTGTCAGAACTTGCAGATTCCATGTCTTGCACTTGCACAACTTTCACGTGATTCATCAAAAACTGGAAAAAGACCATCACTTCCAGATTTGAAAGAAAGTGGTGAAATCGAACAAGATGCATCAATTGTTGCATTCCTTCATCGACCTGAATACTTTGGTGAAACTGAAACATACAATGGAAATGATTCCACGAATGTGTGTGAATTAATAATTGCAAAGAATCGTGAAGGTGAAATCGGAATTTGGGAAATGGTGGTGGATTTGAAGACATCAAAATTTGTCTGATGAAAGCACAAATCATTGAAACAAGACAAATCATTCATTCAGATGATGCAAATGATTTCATCAGTGATGATTTTGAATGGTTTGACAAGCACATTGAATCAGAAATGAAGAAACATGTCATGAACAATCAAAAGTTCATTAGAATGCTTAAAAATGAAGAAATTATTTTGATTGATAAAAATCAATTAACACTTTTTGAAAATGAAGAAATGTAAAAACTGCAAAGAACCATTTGAACCACGATTCAGTTCACTTGAAAAATATTGTTGGAATCAAGATTGCAAACTGATTGAAGCAATGGAAAAGTTGTCAAAAATCAAAAAGAAACAGAAACTGGATGACAACATCAAATGGAAGGAAAAGAAAGAATCAATGAAGACATTGCAAGACTATCTTCAAGAATTGCAGACACTGGTGAACACGTTTGTTCGTTTACGTGACAGAAGCAAAAGATGCATTTCATGCAACAAACCATTGAAAGCAAAATTCGATGCTGGACATTTCTTTTCAGTCGGTTCATATCCATCAATCAGATTTGATTTGACAAACATTCATGGTCAATGTGTTCACTGCAATCAACATCTTCGTGGAAATGTCCATGAATATCGAAAAAACATCACAAAACGAATCACTGAACAAGAACTGGAAGAACTGGAATTCAAAAGTCAAAGACCTTCACATTACATGAAACACGAAATCATTGAAATGATTGAAGAAATGAAAAAACGAATCAAAGAAATCAGATTGAAATGACTTTTTTTTTCTGAAATATGAATCACAAAAGAAAAAAAGTATATCTTTGAAGAAACAAAATGGAAAAAATGAAGACTAAAAAAACACAATCAGTTGAAAATCAAGCACTTGCTTTAATTAAGTCATTGGAAAACACCATTGAAGATTGCAAAAAGTATTCAGTAAGAAATCACACTGAATGTGTAAAAGTTAAAGAATTCATGAAAATTCAGCATCCAGAAATGTTTTTAAATGAATTTGATAATCATGATTCAATCGTGATGGAATTCAGCATGAAAAAAGATGATGAAGAAAGACTTGCTAAAAATTTACTCAAAGCAATGATGGATGTGATGAAAAACACAACCATGTTGTATTCAAATATGTTTAATTAATCAATAAACCAATATAAAATGGAAAAACAGAAAAGAACCAGAAGACCGAATCTGTCAACATCGGACTATCTTGAAGCATTCAAGAAGATGAAAATGGAAATTGACCTGAATCCAAAGGTCAAGACTTCCAAAATCAGTAAGGAAATTGGAATTTCAAACGTATGTGTTGCAAAACTCAAACAACTTGGAATCATCAATGAAACTGCACATGGTTTGTTTTGGTCTGGAATTGCACCCACATCACAAATGGTCAATTCTGTCAAGTCATTGTTCAATGTTCCAGTGATAAAAAAGAATTCAAAAACCGTTATTGGAACATCAGAACCAAAGAATCTTGCACCACAAGGTGAACTTCAATTCAAAGAATCACTTGAAGACTGGAATTCACGTGTTTCGAAACAGATTGCACAAAAAACACAAATGTTGATAAAAGATGAAGCACTTGTCGATTCATCATGTATTTCTGAATTTAGTGAAGTTTTTATTCCAGAAACATCTTTATCAAAAGCAATGGAAAGAAGAACTACAAAAGAAAGACAAAAAAGAACCATCAAATCGAAAGAAAAAATCTTTGAATTGAAGATTTTCGGTTTGAAATTATTTACAATCAAATATTAAAAAAATGAAATCAGAAGAAAAAAAGGTCAATGAATTGACACCGATGGAAAAATTGATGTTCACAATCGGACAATTGAATGAGAATTCAAAAGATGCAAAAAAGAAAAAAGTATTAACAGAAGTCATGAAAATCATCGAAAATGTGATTCTTGATGACATTGAAGAAAATTTATTCATCAAGTTTTATGTGATGACAAGATTGTTTGTTGTGGATGAAATGACAGAACAAGATGTTGATAGATGCTATCTTGAAGCAAGTGCATCATTTCAAGTCATGTTCAATGCAAAATCAATGTTTGAAGATTTTACTGAAAATCAAATTAAAAACAACTAAAAAATGGAATTCGAAATGCAAAAAACAGAAAAACCGATTGAATTGTTCAAAGCACTTGCACAATTTCAATCAGAATGTCCAATCATTCCAAAAGGAAAGAAAGGTTATGGATATAATTACGCTGAACTTTCAAAAACGATTGAAATCATCAGACCGATTCTTCACAAGAATCAAATCGGTTTCACACAACTGATTCATGGAAATGGAAATTTGAAGACAATCATCTTTCACACTGAATCTGGACAATCACTTGAAACTGACTTCATCCTTCCATCTGGAATAGAATTGAAAGGAATGAATCTTTTTCAAACCGATGGTGCAAAGTTTACATATTACAAAAGGTATTGTCTTTTGTCGATGTTGTCAGTGTTCAGTGAAGATGAAGACATCGATGCAAAAGGTCAAGTGAAACAAACAACACCAGCACTTGCACAACCATTTCCAAAGAAAAAACTGAACGAACATCAGTTCATTTCAATTCTTGGTGCAGTGAATGCTGGTCAGTACACGAAAGAAGAAGTCTTGAACACTTTTGACCTTACATCTGAACAAATAGTCACAATCAATTCAATAAACGCTTAAAAACAAAAAAACAATCAATTATGGAAAAGAATCAATTCATTGCACGTGCATCACAAATTGGAAAGTTGATGACAAATGACAGAAGTGGAAAGAAAATCGGTGCAACAGCACTGACTGCATTGAAAGAAATTGTCTTGTTTGACAAATATGGTTTCAGAAAAGACATCACTTCAAAATATCTGGAAAAGGGAATTCAGAATGAAAAGACATCAATCAGACTTGCATCAAAGGTTCTGAACTGGTTTGATGTGGATGCAGAAACTGAACAACAAAGATTGGTGAATGATTTCATCACTGGAAAACCAGACATCAACACAAAAGCAGTTCTTGCAGATGTCAAATCATCTTGGAATGCATTGACCTTTCCCATGTTTCATCCAGATGATTCA